GGGTAATCCCCTGCAGTCTTCGTTTGAATAGTTGATAGTTTTGTATCTTATGATATTAGTTGTTTATGTATTTGAACATACTCATCTTCTATCTAAGTTATTCTGGTATCTTATATCTATTTGAGCATTTAAGCTCGTTTTAATAATTTTCGTATAAATTATACCTTTAAGTCCACTATCAGGACTCTAAATAGTTAGTTGTAGCATTCATGCGGCTACGTAATCTACACTTCGTGTAGCATAATCTCCGATACTTTGGTATTCAGTCGGATTATAAATTTTTGGAATTACTGAGTTAATAGTCTCCCCATACTATATGACGTACTCCTTGATAGTACGCAAATCTTGTCAGTTTTAAACTGAACGCGGTCTAATTTGGTTGGCTAATCCCTCCCGTGTACCGAAATCCAATTTGGATAAACAAAATAGGTGACCTCATTATTTTATCTTTACTCTTTTCAGTTGCAATTGCTGCCTCAATTGCACTTATCTCTTTTAAAAATAAAATTCATAGCTTTGTCTCTCTTATCTTCCTTTTTTCTCAAATTCAGCCTCAAACTGAAAATGTGAAATCTTTGAATCGTCAAAAATTCTATAAGCGCATTCAAGCTAAAAAGCTTGCTCTTATGCGTGAAGCTAAAGTTCCTACGCACTCAAAATATGAGCCTCAAAATCTTTCTTCGTCTGTCTTCATGATGTCTTTAAATACTTACTTATGCAATAATGTGTCTGAAGTCATGATTGATAAACTTGAAGGTCTTGTTTCTCTTTATTTTGCTCTTGCTGAAGTTCAATCTTCTACGCAATTTTTGGCTATTGTTACTCTTTACGCTAAAACTCATTGTGATAAGTCTGTTGTCAAATCAATCACTGATCTCTCTAAATCTTTGTTTGATATGTCTCCTCAGTCTTCTGATCGCCCTGAGTGGCTTGATCTTCTTTCCGCTTCTCTTACGGATTGGAAACTTGTTGTTAATAATCCTGGTTTTGCTAAGCTTTCTAAAATCATCTCTATGATGGTTACTCTTGGCATTTTTGGTGAAAAATCTATCCGCCTTGGCGGACTTGAACTTTTCTCTACTCAGGCTCTTAAAACGCAGGTTACTGCTATTGATCTTGCTGATGCTGTCATTAATACTGTTACTTTCTTTGCTGAAGGTGCTTATCAGTGTTTCGTTGAGGGCTCTTTCAAGCCCCTTTTATTTTCTTCTTCTAAAGTTATGGAAGTTGAAAAACGTTATATTGAAATGCTTACCCTTTGGGAATACGCTCGCAACGGTAATCTTGATCGCTTTGCTGATATGGATGAATCTGAATTTGATCGTACCCTCAAGGAACTTGTTTCTGATCTTGAAGGTATGTATAAAGGTTCTCCTGCTGGCGCTGAGCGTAAAATTCTCGCTGATCGTTGGAAGGCAATGTCTTTGATCTTGACTGAATTTGAAGCCGCCCGTGTTCGTGGTGGTCTTCGTATTAATCCTTTCACTGTTAAGGTCTTTGCTCCTTCTTCTGTTGGCAAATCTTCTTTTGGTGACGTCTCTTTGACTACTATCCTTAAGTCTAATGGTTTTCCCGCATCTGATGACTATGTTATCACCCTTAATCCGGATGATAAGCATATGTCTAATATGCGTTCCTATGTCACTGGTATCAAAATTGATGACTATGGAAATACTAAGCTTGACTATGTTGATATGTCTCCTTCTGATTGGATCATTCAAATTTGTAATAATATCAAGCGCTATGCTATTATGGCTGATCTTGCTAATAAAGGCAAGGTTGCTATTCAGTCTGCTGGCGTTTTGATTACTACTAATGTTGAGGATCTCTTGGCTCATCAACTTTCTAATGAACCCGTTTCTATTGGCCGTCGTGCTCAGGTTCATGTTTCTTTGAAAGTTCGCCCTGAGTTCCGCAAGGATGGTTCTCATATGCTTGATTCTGCTAAAGTCTTCGCTCACTACGGTGACTCTACTGAAATTCAGGATCTTTGGCTTGTGACTATTCGTGATCTTGTCATTATGCCTAGTTCTACTTCTGGTGTCCGTCGTGTCGCTCCCTCTTTCACTTTTGAGGATCGTGAGGGCATGACTGACGTTTCTATTTTCAAGTATTTGTCCTTTATCATTGAGGAATCTCGTAAGCATTTTGCTCAGCAAAACGCTCTCGTTAAAACGTGCTCTAATCTTTCTGAGCGCATTCCTTGGTGTGATACTTGTTCTGCTCCTTCTCAGCTTTGTTCTCACTGTGATGAGGATTGTGAACCTCAATTTGGTTTCCGTCTTGCTCATCATTTGAAAACTGTTGGCTCTAGCTGGTCTAATTCTTTGAATAGGACTATGTTTGATGTTTCAACCCGTGCTGAGGATATTGCTGTTGAAAAGCTCCTTCTCGGTGTTCGTTGGTTTGAATCATCTCCTTTTGCTATCTGGACTAATTATTTGCCTGATGCTGTCATTGATAATGATTATGTCAATGGTTATTTGCTTTGGTGTGGAACTGATATTATTGCTGCTGATGTTAAGCGTTACTCTTTGAACTTCTTTCTTGTAACTCTTTTCGGCTCTTTGATTCTTTCTTCCCTTAGCTATTTCTTGGCTGCTGTCTTTTTCTTTGTCGCTTTCATCTGGTATTTGATGACCTATGCTACTATTGTTGAGCAAGCAAAATCTGCCTATTATACTCGTCTTCGTGATGAGCGTGATGTTATGCCTTCTCTTTTTAAGTCTATCCGTGAAAAGCACCTGAATTATGTCTGTGGTGCTATCGCTGGATTTGGAATTATCTGGGGAGTTGTGCAAACTATTAAGGCTTTGCGCTCTTCTATTAATGTGCAGGGTCTTCTTGATCCTAAGTCTCTTTCTGATATTAAGGCTCGTGATGCTCAGGTTAATCCTTGGTCTTCCGCACCCGCTGTGAACCCCGGTGTTCATAAGCAGGTCGGTATTGATCAGGAACTTGTTAATCGTGTCTATAAAAATCAGTGGTTTATGTCTATTGACTTGGGTGAATCTAATCGTTTCAGTGATGCTCTTTGTGTTTCTACTGGTTACTTTTTGATGCCTAAGCATATGCTTCCCTCTAAACCGTGTCATGTTACTTTGTCACGCGGAGGATATTCTATTAAGTCTGTGCTTGATCCTAAGGTTTCCTATCATCTTTCTGGTGATCTCGTTATGTTCTATGTCGCTAACGCACCTGATGCTAAGTCTCTTGTTGACTACTTCGCTGATGATTATGAAATGCGTTCTGTGCCTGCTGGTTTCGTCTATACTCGTGAGGACGGTTCTATGCTATATGATGATGTTACTTGGCAGCATGAAACTAAGGTTTTCAACGGTGTCGCTACTTTCCGTGGAAGTTATTATCAGCTTGCTGCTAATACTTTCCCGGGTCTCTGTATGGCTACTCTGTTTTCTAAGTCTGGTTGTAAGCATATTCTTGGCGTGCACTTGGGAGGTATCTCTGGATCTCCTAAAGCATGTGCTATGGCTCTGTGCCGTGGTGAAATTGCTAGTGCTCTTGAGCAAACTCGCCGTCTTGGTTGTTATCATATTGATGCTCCTCAGTCTCAGGAAATCAGTGAAACTTTCCTTGATAAAAAGTTTGCTTTGGGTGGTGACCTTCACCGTAAATCTCCTTTGAACTTTATTCCTGAGGACTCCGCTGTTCTCGCTTATGGAAATGTTACTGGACGTTCTACTTTTAAGTCTACCGTGACTGAAACTCCTATTTCCTCTGTTGTTGAGGAAGTGACTGGAGTCTCTAATCGTTGGGGTGCACCTAAGTTTGATATGCCTATCATCCGTGAGGATGGATCTGTGGATAATCAAACTTGGCGCCCCTGGTATGAATCTTTAAAGTATTCTAGTAATCCTTCTATTGGCTTTGCCGGTTCTGATGTGAACCGTGCAGCCGCTGATTACTGCGTTGATCTTAAGGAAAAGTTTGATTCCTTGCCTGCTTGGAAGCAGGAAGTTCGTCCTCTGGAAATCATTGAGGTTGTCTCTGGTATTGATGGAAAGCGTTTCATTGATTCTATGAAGGGATCTACTTCTATTGGTTATCCTATTGGCGGTCCTAAGTCTAATTTCATGACTGACTTGGACCCTGAGGATTTTGATGGAATTTCTTGTCCTCGTGAATTCGCTCCTGAGTGGATGGATGCTTATTCTGAGGCTCTTGAGCTTTGGGCTGCTGGAAAGTGCGTGAATCCTATGTTTGGATCCGCCTTGAAGGATGAGCCTACTGATGTTGCTAAGGATAAAGTCCGTGTATTTCAGGGAGCACCTTTTGTGCTTCAAATGGGTATTCGTACTTATTTCCTGGGCATCGCTCGTTTCCTCTCCTTCTACCCTCTTGTCTCTGAGTGTGCCGTCGGCATTAACTCGGCTGGACCTGAGTGGGAGGAGCTCGCTAATCATATGCGTGTTCATGGTGTTGAGCGTATTATTGCTGGTGATTACTCTAAGTATGATCTTCGCATGCCTGCTCAGTTGACTCAGGCCGCTTTTGGCGTTATGATGCAAATCGCACGCTGGAGTGGTAATTACTCTCAGCGGGATTTGAAAATTATGAATTCTATCGCTTATGAAGTCACTTGTCCTCTTGTTGCTTTCAACGGTGACTTGATGCGTTTCCTTGGAACTAATCCTTCTGGGCAAAATATGACTGTCTATGTGAATTCTATTGTCAATTCTTTGTTGCATCGTCTCGGTTTCTTTGATGCTTATCCTACTCAGGAATCCTTTGGCCCTGCTGGTGTTGTTCTCCGTGAGCAATTGGGACGTGATATTCGCTTCCGTGATATCGTCTCACTTGCTACTTACGGTGATGATGCTAAGGGATCTGTTCTCCCTGGTTTTGATAAGTTTAATCATATTTCGTTCGCTGACTTCTTGGCTGCTAATGATATGAAATTCACTATGCCTGATAAGGAGTCCGCTCCTGTCGCTTTCATGACTGATACTCAGGCTGATTTCCTTAAGCGTAAAAATCGCTTTGATGAGGATCTCGGTCATACTGTTGGCATGTTGGATGAAAATTCTATCTTTAAGTCTCTGCATTCTATTTTGAAGTCAAAGGTTGTCACTCCTATGGAGGTTGCGTCGCAAAATATTGATGGCGCC